GATTGCCGTTGGAGCATAGGTATTCAGATCTTCCTGATCGGACCATCGAATGTACATATCGTCTTGCGTAGTAGAATCACCAATCGTTGTCTCTGTGCCTAAAAAGACAATGTGTCTATCGGGTGCCGAAATAAGCATATCGCGTGAAGCTGTGGGTGCTCCAGAAAGAATGGTAGCACGTACCGAAGTCGCATTTGACGTTGATGAATCCCATTCAAAACATTCCGCGTTATAAATCAAAGCAATCAGTTTGGTTCCGTAATTATCCAAGGACCAAAGTCCTGGTTCAAAGACCTTATCTCCTGATGAAGCTTCACCCCATCCTACATAGTCGGTCGCGTTACTCACCGCTGCTCCATCTGCATGAACAGCGACATCTGTGCCTTGGGTAGCCCGTGCAACTCCTGTTAAGGTATGAGTGCTAATGCCTGTGTAACTAATAAGTTCGGTACCTACTAAAATATAAGATGTACCCGAAGTTGGAAAAGCCGATGCATCGGTTAAAACAACGGTCGTATCGCTAACATCCGCGGTCAGTGCTCCATTTAAGGTAGTGGTAGCTTCACCTGCCACTTCACCACTCCATTGACCAATACCCCATCCATAAGCCCCCAATTGTTGCGCAGGTCCTACGGGATAATAATGTTGAACCCGAATACCTCCTGATAAAGCGGCACCCGATCCTGTTTCAGCTGATGGCATCGTAATAGTAATTTCAGTTGCACTCTCGACGCTAGTGACCATAAATTTTATATCGTCAAAATCAGCCGCTACATAATTAGAATTTGTGATCGTCGTAAAATTATCCAAATAGACAATATCTCCTGCACTCATTCCATGAGAACTACCAAAGGTTATTGTAACTATTGCCGTAGCAGGTCCTGGACTTGTTCCCACAGTTGAAAATGCATTGGTTAAAGTGGTTGTTGTTTTAATAGGATGAATGTCATAAAAAATTCCTCCTGAATAAACATAGAGAATTCGATTAGTGCCGAGGGCTGCATACTTAATGCCTGCATTATCAAGAAAATGGTGTTGGGCACGCGTGACCCCCGTTAAAGAACTCTCTCCAAGTTCGGACCAACCCCCTATTTTTTCAGGTGTTTCATAACGAAAACGTACATAATCTCCACCAATCCATTGACTTTCAGCAGTGGTGGCGGTTATTTGTTTATTGAATCCGGGTAAAAAATTTATCTTTTGTAGCATAGAAAATCCTAAAATTCCTTTATAATATACCCTGAGGGAATGGTCAACTTGAGTTTTATTCTAAAAGAGGGTATATTTCTCTTATATACAGATAAAATATGATCTTTAAAGAATATAAAAATTTTCTATCTCAAGATTTTTTTGAAAAACTTAAAGATGTAATTATGGATCAAGATTTTCCATGGAGAAGAAGAGATCATATGACTGATGATCCGAAAGATAAAATGTTTTTTACTCATGCTTTTTATAACAACATGATGCCCTTATCAGAATTCTACCCCCTTTATATCATTCCTATTTTAAAAAAATTACAAGCAGAGTCACCCCTACAAGTGAGGGCCAACATGAGCATTAGTGCATTATTTAAAGCATCACAGTGGCACCGTGATTATCAATTTAAGTGCAAAACTGCTATTTTATATTTAAATGATTGTGACGGTGGAACGGACTTAAAAATTAATAATAAAATTATATTTATAAAAGCCGATGCTAATAAAATGTTGGTCTTTGATACAGATGTTTTACATAGAGCCCTTACTTCTAAAAAAGAGCCGATGCGGTATGTTATCAATTTTAATTACTTTACAAAATAACCAATGACCGATTCAAACAATCTTTTTAATTATAGTTTTTCTTATTGGGGCCCACTCCTGTTTAAAATAAAACTAAACCTCGAAGATTTAAAAAAATGTGCTAAACTTTGTAGTAAAAAATCTAGTTTAGTTAGTGATATACTCGTGGGAATTATTAAACACGAACATTACGTTAGCCCTCCTGAATATTATAAAGTTCTAGATCCTTATCTAAATTCTTTTCGACGTGGTTATAAACAATGGTACGGAGAGCCTTTAGCCAAGAAGACATCGATGGTGACGGCATGGGTTAATTTTATGGTAGCTGGAGAATTTAATCCTCCCCATATGCATGGGAACTGTGATTTTTCCAGTGTCTTATTTGTCAAAATTCCTAAAAAACTAAAAGAAGAACATAAAAAATTCCCAGGGAGGGGAAGTGGACCAGGTTCAATTACTTTTATTAATGGGGTATTTCAGCCTTACGCTATGAACTATAAATATTTCCTTCCTGAAGAAGGGGACCTTTTTATATTTCCAGCAACCCTCACTCATTTTGTGGCCCCTTTTATGTCTGAAGGAGAGAGAATATCTATAAGTGCAAATTTTAAATTAGATTAAAGGAGAGTTCAAATGAAGAAGATGAAAGAAGTAGAACCGACATCACAAAATAGTTTATGAATATTTTTAAAATAAAAAAACATAAGCTCTATATAAAAGGGGTAGATGAATTTATTTCATCTGATGAAGTTATTACCCCTGTTCTAGGCGGACCTTCATGGTTTCTAAAATTATGTCCTTTTACTGGAAAACAGAGAACTATTTTAGCAGCTTATAATAAAAATAAAACTCGCATTCGTCGTACTGCTAGAAGTTGTCCGGGCATGTTGAATCTTTTTAAAAATTCTTTTCTCCTTAAATTTCCATGTGATGTCATTTTAGAAACTAAAATTACAGGAGCATATGAATGGATAAAACCAAGTAAGACAAAAGTATTAAATATACTACATCAAACTGATGACCAGGTTGAAACAACTGGACCATTGGCATCATGTATTATCATTAAGATATGCCTGCCTTTTATCTTTCAAGCTCTTGATAATAAAGTAAGTTTTATGGATGCCTTATATTGGAAACTTCAACCCTATATAGTAGTTCCAGGTATTCTTGATTTTAAAAAGGATCCCAAAGCTGTTTCTCTTAATATTTTTCTTTGTTTTAAAAGGAAGAATAAAGTATATGAATTCAAAAAAGGAGAACCTTTATGTCTTTGTTATACTTATAATCATTCTACCTTAGAAATTAATGAGAATTTAATTGAATCTCCATTACGACAAGATAAAGGAAGGACTTTTACTACATTGAGTAAAAAATAAAATGGGGGAGTTCAAATGAAGAGGATTAAAAAAATAGGTGTTATTGGTGGAGGAACTTCGGGACTAATTGCTGCTTTAATTCTAAAGACAAGATTTCCAAAATTTAAAATTGATGTGATTCGTTCAAATAAAATTGGAATTATCGGAGTAGGTGAGGGTAGTACCGAACATTGGATGGAATTTTGTACTTTTTGTGAGATCACAAGAGAAGAATTAGTTAGGGAAACAAATGCTACATTTAAATACGGGGTAATGTTTGATGGATGGACAAAAGAAAAATATATACACAATGTTAATCAAATAAGGCATCTTAAATATGGTCAGTATCTAGGGGGGTACGCTTATCTTTGTATCAATAAGACTAAGTCTATAGATTATGTAGGACAAGCTTATTTTAAAAATAAAGTTTACACGACGGAAAGCCCTAATCAATTTCATTTTGACACTTTTAAATTAAATTCTTTTCTTTCACGAAAATGTAAAAATAAAAATATTAAAATTATTGAAGATACAATTACAAAAGTACAAATAAAAAATAATACAATATTATCTGTAGACGGATTTAAACAACATACCTATGATTTTTATATTGACTGTACAGGCTTTAAAAAATTATTAATTTTTAAAATGGGTGGTAAATGGCAATCTTGGAAAAAATATTTACCTATGAATGAAGTGATTACTTTTACTACTTCCGATACAAAAGAATATGCTCCTTATACTTTATCTAAAGCCATGGATGCTGGTTGGCTATGGAGAATACCAACTTATGGGAGATGGGGAAATGGTTATGTTTATGACAATACATATATTAATAGCGGAGAAGCTAAAAAAGAGTGTGAAAAATATTTAAAACATAAAATAGAAATAGGTAAAAATATAAAATTTGATGCAGGTGCATTAGAAAAGCCATGGATAGGAAATTGTGTAGCTATAGGTTTAAGTTCTAGCTTCATAGAACCTTTAGAAGCATCTTCTATTGGTACGTCTATTCAACAGACCTTTTTGTTAATGCATTTGATTGTTAATTATGAACAAACAGATATTGACCTTTATAATAAAAAATTTCAATTGATAACTGAAAATATTAGAGACTTTGTTTTACTTCATTATTTGGTAAATAAAAAAGAAAGTAATTTTTGGAGGTCTTTAAACTTAACCTTGCCCGACAGTTTAAAAAATAATTTAAAAAAATGGAAATATAGACTACCTCTTGAGGAAGATTTTGCTGGAAAATATTTACTGTTTACTGAGCCTAATTTTTGTGTAATTTTAAAAGAGTTAAATCTAATTAATAAATCCGCTCTAAAAAAGGAGTACAATATGTTAGGGAAGCCTGTGCAATTAGATATTAAAAACAGGTTTAAAACGTTAAAAGATGTTCTTTCACTTACTTCACAGAGCGTAAGTCATAAACAAATGTTAAGAGAAGCCTTTTATAATAAATAAACCCTTTCATTAATACACCCAAGATACCATTGAGTATCTTATTCCTTTTGTTATTTTTCTAATTTCATGTGGATATAAAAAATTACTAGGAAAAACGATTGTTTCTCCTGTTTTTAATTTATATTTATATTCCCTACACATGATAATTTCTCCACCAGAGTAATTATCATTTAATGCCGTCATCATTGATAAAGTTGGTATTCCTCTTGATT